CGGATCAGGAGCAACACTCGACTATCTGACACCAGACTTCTTTGACGACAAACTCACCATCGCAGTCAACTTCGTTGGCTCAGTATTCGGGCTGAAGGGTTACTACTGTTTCAGTCATTATCACGAAGACGCTCAGCATGAGGCCAAACGTGAAGACTGCATCGGTGCCTTTACTCCTGAGCGTGAGCATGGTACTGATGCGATGTTCGCTGGATGTGCAGGGAATCTGACCACGTTCGGTACTCGCACCGGTAGACCAGGAACATCGTTTGACCCGCACGATAAGGATTGGCCTGTGCTGTCAGGGCAGTTGACTATCGGATCATCAAGCATTCATGGGGCGATGCACCTGGCAGCGCACATGGGAGCGAAGTTCATTGTCCTTGTTGGGGCTGACTGTGGTTCCCTTGGTGGGCGTGACAGGGTGGATGGTTATGTTCCAGGTGATTCGCATTGGGCTTTATATGAGATGCACCTTCGAGCGATGAAGCAACGGTTGTGGGATGTGTACTCATGTCAGGTGTATTCGTTGAACCCGTTTGTGAACTACAGCCTTGAGGGTGTTCAGTATCGTGGCTTCTCTTCAATCAACTAGAATCGGAACACCATGAGCATCACCAATGGCTACGCCACACGCAACCAGGTCAAAGCAGCTCTCCGCATTGGAACGGCTGACACCCTTGACGACGACCTGATTGACAACTGTGTTGGAGCAGCATCACGCCTCATCGATGGCTATTGCAATCGTCGGTTCTGGCAGTCAGGCACAGCAGAGTCACGGGTCTTCCAAGCAGAAGATTCGTTCTACTGCTCCATTGATGATGTTGCTGGTACAGCACTCACACTCAAAACATCGTCACAGGCTGACGGAACTTTTGACGTGACATGGAAAGTATCTGACTACCAGTTGGAACCGTTGAACGGAAACCTTGACGGGTTGACATGGAGCTATGACAAGATTCGTGCTGTTGGTGACTACCTGTTCCCAACTGTGAATGCGAACTATGGTGAGCAGGCTTTGGTTCAGGTGACTGCTGTGTTCGGTTGGCCTTCGGTGCCGGAGCCAATCACCCAAGCCACAATTATTCAGGCTTCACGCATCTTCAAACGCTACGACTCTCCGCTCGGTGTGGCTGGCTTCGGTGACTTGGGTGCGATTCGTGTGTCTCGCTTCCTTGACCCTGATATGGCTCAGCTAGTCGAGCCGTATCGTCGTATGCGGATATTTGCATGAGTTACTCTGTCACCGACATCAAGACTGGTCTCGCTAACGCTTTAGCCACGATCCCAGGTCTGAGGGCTTACGCTCAGCAACCTGACAATCTGAATGCTCCGTTTGCTTGGCCTATGTTGGATTCAATCACCTACAACGGGGCGATGCGTGGCGGGCTAGTCACCCATGTTTTCGTTGTGTCTGTGGTTGTGGGTCGGTCTGCGGAGCGTTCCGCTCAGACCGCCTTGGATGGGTTTCTGTCGTATGAGGGTGCGACTTCGGTTCGTGCAGCGTTGGAAGCTGCCCGGTCTTTGGGTGGGGTGGTGCAGAACTTGCTGGTTGAGTCTGCCTCGAATATCTCCACAATGGATGGCAACGATGCGACGTATCTGATGGTTGACTTCCGTGTGGTGGTGTACGCTTAGTCTGTTGATTCGCTGGCTTGCTGGCGTGTAGAGTTTTATTAGTTAATCTTCGAGTGCCGTGAGGCAGGAGTATCAAATATGGCAAAGCAAGTTCTCACAAACGTAGCGGTCACCTTCGGCACAGCTGCAACAGACATCACGTCATATGTTGCATCAGTAACTCTGAACCTGTCAAAGGCTGAAGTTGCTACAACTAATTTCGGCTCGTCTGGTGCGGTTACTCGTATCGCAGGTCTTCAAGACAACTCGATCACGATTGATCTTCATCAGGATTATCCAACGATTGAGAAGTTGTTCTATGACGCTTGGGCTGGTGGTACTGCTGTACCGATGACAGTCAAGCCAAACGGAACTGCTGCTGCTTCAAGCACGAACCCACAGTACGCATTCAATGTGCTTCCGTTGACTTGGACTCCTGTTGCTGGTGCTGTTGGCGATCTTGCTACCGCATCGGTCACCTATCCGATTGATGGTGTTGTAACCAAGACCGGAACTGGCGCATAACTTTTAACCCTTAACCCTGCGGAGGAAAAATGAAAATAGCGTTGGAAGTTACTTCTGCTTTGGATCAATCCAAGCGAACAATCATGGCTTCATTCCCTGACTTTATTGCGTTTGAAAAAAACTTCAGCAAGAGTGTTGCGAAGTTTGAAGCCGAACTCACTTTGACTGACCTTGCGTTTATGGCTTGGCATTCTGAGCATCGTCAGAAGAAGACGGGTTTGGATTTTGATTCGTGGATTAATGAGATTGAGGCGTTGGAGTTAGGGGATCAAGCTGACGCTGTGATCGTCCCTTTGGAGACCAGTCAGCGCATTGGATGATTGCATACCTGTCTGTTGAGACAGGTATCGCTCCATCGGTGTTGCTGGCAGAAGACCCTCGAATGTTGTTCACGATGTTTGCTTATTTGCGTTGGAGAGCAATTCATCTAAACAAGTAGTCTGTTGTTATGGCTACACCATTTCTTAGGGCAGGACAGGTAACGATTTCTGCTGGGAATAACCCTGTTGAAATTATTGGTATCGCACAGTTCTTGCGTGATGCTTCTAAAGCCAATCAACAGTTTCCTGTTGAGATGAAAAAAGCATCTCGGCAGGTTGCAGCAAGTTTGATAATTAAAGCTAAGGCTGAGGCTGCGACTGTGACTCGTTCGAAGCAAGCAATCCAAGTGATGAGGGGAATGAAGGCTAGGTCTATAATCACTCCTACGGTTTCGTTGAGTCACAAGTCTCCGTTTATTTCAAAGTCCAATCCGAACAAGAACCGCAGTAAACCTGTAACTAGGGGTGACGTGTTCTTTGGTGCCGAGTTCGGTGGAGGGGCTACGCCTAGGACTAAGCAGTTCTTACGCCATCGAGGGCGCAAAGGCTACTTCTTCTGGCCTACTGTCCGTAAGGAAAAAGAGAACATAGCCAAAGAGTATTTGGATGCTATTGAAAGGGTCATAAAAACCCTAGAAGATTAGTGCTTGACTTCGGCTGGGTTTCCTGTACCCTTCTAGGAGGAGGGGTTATGGCAGTTCTGTTTAAGAATGTGAAGTCTATTTATCCGAAGCCGTTGGCTTCGTCTTGGGAACAACTCAAAGAGCTGTTGTCGTTGCATGAGGAGAACCCTGTAAAGGCTGCGGGGGCGTTGTGGTCTCCGGTTGAGTATGACCAGGGTACGACTCGTGGTAACAGGAATGTCAGGTTTGTGGAAGCCCTTGTGGTGGACATGGATGGTGAAGCGTTTGATGAGGCACGGCTTGATGGGTTGGAGTGGTTTGCGTATTCGACTTATTCGCATCGGTTGGATGATCCTCACTATCACTTGGTTCTACCGTTGGCGGAGCGGGTTCCTGCTTCGTTGTGGCGGGTGGTGTGGGCTGAGTTGCATGACCGTATCGGGTTAGTCGGTGACCCTCAGACTAAAGACCCTGCACGTATTTTCTATCTACCCCAGCATGCACCGGATCAGCCGTTTGAGTTCCATGAAGGTCATGGTGCGTTGTTGGATTCGTCGTTCAGGTTGGATGTTGAACCTGTCATCAATCCTGTCTCGCCTCGCTCGAAGCAGGTTCGTCAGCCTCGTCAGCGTCGTGCTGGTTCAGAGATTTTGGATGATGCTTGGTGGGATGCGCCTGTAGATATTTCTCGATGGGACGGCCTGTCGGGGCGGGCTTTGTATTCTGCGATGCTTGATGAGTTTGTTGCTTTGCGGAATGGGTTGTCTGTTATTGAGTAGAATCGTCGCATGGCTGGTGAGCGGACGTTCGTTGTTAAGTTTATTTCCGACACGGTTGGATTTAATAAAGGCATCAAGAAGGTCAGCGATGATGTCAATGGGATTGGTGGACAGTTAAAGAAACTGGTTCCATCTTTTAAAACTCTTGCAATCGCTGGTACCGCAGCGTTCGGTGCTGTTGCTGCAAGTTCAATCAAACTCGTGAACATGGCTTCCGATTTGGAAGAGTCACAATCCAAGGTCAATACGGTTTTCGGTGAATCTGCTGGGGTGGTGAATGATTTCGCTAAGACATCTGCGGTGTCGTTCGGTATCACCAAGCAGGCTGCTTTGGAAGCTGCTGGAACCTTCGGAAACCTGATCCAAGCGTTCGGCATTGGTAAGGGTCAAGCAGCCGAGATGAGTACCACGTTGCTTGGGTTGGCAGCAGACCTTGCCTCATTCAACAACACTCCTATCGAGCAGGCTATTGAGGCGTTGCGTTCAGGTTTGTCCGGTGAAGCAGAACCGTTGAAGCGTTTCGGTGTAGCCATCAACGATGTCCGACTCAAACAGGAAGCATTGAACCTTGGCCTGTACGACGGCAAAGGCGCATTAGATATTAGCGCAAAAACTCAAGCATCTTATGCTTTGATTCTGAAAGACACATCGTTAGCCCAAGGTGACTTTGAGAGAACTTCTGATGGGTTCTCTAACCAGATGCGTATTTTGAAAGCATCGCTGAGTGATGCTGCGACT